TGCGAAGAAAAAGAGCAGCAGGTAATCCTGGTGGTAAACCAAGGAATGTTGCTACTTTTGCTAAGAGAGGTAGGAAGAAGAAAAGAAAAACTACTAGAAGACGCAGAAGATGATAAATAAAAGAAAACACAAGACTTATATCAAGAACAAGGATATTTTCAAAACGGCTGGAGCAGCTCGTAGAAGAGCAAGAAGGCTAGGTTTAAAAGGCATACACGCTCATGGCAGAGGAAAAGCCAAGAGATTTATGCCAGGTAGTTCTCACGGAGTATACGAGAGAGCTTTGAGGAGAAAGAAGAATGGCTAGACAAGGCGGTTTTTTAAGCGGACCAAGTAGACATAACACTCAAAAGATTCGTAAACACAGACTCAAAATAGGAGTTACAAGAGATATGAACGCAGCTGCAGGAGCTTTAGTTAATACTAAAAATCCTAATGGTATAGAGGCGTTTAGATATTCATCGGCACCAAAAGGAATCGGCCCTAGATATGGTAAAACAAAAAATCCACCTAGAGCAAGATTTCCAGGCAGACGAAGAAGAAGATAATGGCACTTACAGCAGCAGAGAAAGCTAGGTTAAAAAGAGCGGGTCTTAGTGGTTTAAACAAACCAAAAAGAACTCCTAACCACAAAACCAAAAAAGCAGTTGTTGCTGTAAGAGTTGGTGGTAAAATAAAGATAATTAGATTCGGAGCGCAAGGCATGGGTCATAATTATAGTCCAGAAGCTAGAAGAAGTTTCAAAGCAAGACACGCTAAGAATATTGCTAAAGGTAAATCTTCAGCAGCTTGGTGGGCGAATAAAGTCTTTTGGGCAGGAAAAGGTGGTAGCAAAAAGCGACCGCCAAAATCCCAAAAGCATGTTAAAGGTATTAGAAGAAGAAAAACAACTCGAAGAAGAAGGAGAAGGTAATGCAAAAAGTAAGTGGACAAAAACTTTGGTTAGATGAAGGAGTAGTGCATGCTACAAAATTTTTAAGCACTTTCATAAAGAAAGAAGAATTTAGAGAACTATCAGAAGCCGAAGCAAAATTCAAACAACTTGCAGCTTCATATTTATACTTATACCACAAGGCCCAAGAGCATGGTCTCTTGGACGAGGACACACTAGATAACTTTTTTACTGACGAGATTATACATTGATAGAACTTAGTAGAAAAGACATAGTATCCGATAACTTGATGGCTTTTCAAGAGCAATCAAGATTTATCAAGTTACCTATGGAAGGGTATCTTGAGTTATTAGGTATTACACCTAACACTTCACAACACGCAATCATCAATGCAATCAATAATCCTAAATATCGTTTTGTATGTGCAGCTGTCTCTCGAAGACAGGGCAAAACCTACATTGCAAATATTATAGGTCAGTTAGTCACTCTAGTTCCAAACTGTAATGTTTTACTTATGTCGCCTAACTACTCATTATCTCAAATTTCTTTTGATTTACAAAGACAACTAATTAAACACTTTGATTTAGAAGTATTGAGAGATAATGCAAAAGATAAAGTTATTGAATTATCAAATCATTCTACTATTCGTATGGGGTCAATCAATCAGGTAGACTCTGTTGTTGGTAGAAGTTATGATTTAATTATATTTGATGAGGCAGCACTTGTAGATGGCAAAGATGCGTTCAATGTCGCACTTCGTCCTACACTAGATAAAGAAAACTCAAAAGCACTATTTATATCTACTCCTCGTGGTAGAAATAACTGGTTTGCAGAGTTTTGGTATAGAGGCTTTTCTGATGAGTACCCACAATGGGCAAGTGTAAAAGCTACTTACCATGAGAATCCAAGACTATCTGAAGAAGATATTGCTGAAGCAAGGAAAACCATGTCTGAAGCAGAATTTAATCAGGAATATATGGCAGACTTTAATGTATTTGAAGGTCAAGTTTGGGCTTTTAATCATGAGGAGTGTGTCTCAGACTTGGCAGAACTAGATACCAGTCGTATGGATGTTTTCGCAGGACTCGACGTGGGATATAAAGACCCTACAGCGTTATGCGTTATTGGATACGACTGGGACTCTGAACAATTTTATTTATTAGATGAGTATTTAGATAGTGAAAGAACAACAGAGCAGCATGCTATTGAGATACGAAAGATGATAGATAAATGGGACATAGATTATATTTATATTGATTCAGCTGCTCAACAAACAAGATTTGACTTTGCACAGAACTATGATATTACTACTATTAATGCAAAGAAATCAGTACTAGACGGAATAGGTTATGTAGCTGGTGTAGTAGATAATGATAAATTAACGGTAGACCAAAGATGTAAAGAAGCACTATGGGCACTAGACCAATACCAGTGGGACCCAAACCCTAATTTACTTAAGGAAAAACCAAAACATAACGCAGCATCTCACATGGCTGATGCCCTTCGTTATGCGCTCTATTCATTCGAGGTAAGTGCTACAACTTTCTAGACTACTCCTTGAAAAAATAGTTCTTGACAACAGGTAAAAATTTTGTTAAAATTCATATATGAAGTAGGTTTATGACTTTAAAGAGAGATTTAATAAAGTATGTTCGTGACAAAGCTAAGTCGCAGTATAAGAAAGACACGCATTGTTACATTTGTGGAAGTACAGAAACTCTGGACTTTCATCACTTTTACGGTCTGACCGAGTTATTTGAATCATGGTGTAAAAAGAAAGGAATCACCATTAAGACCGAAGATGAAATACTAGCACAAAGAGAAGTATTCATCGAAGAGCATAGAACGGAAGTTTACGAAAGTGCTGTTACACTATGTCACATGCATCATTTAAAACTGCATAACATATACGGTAAACGCCCAAAACTATTAACAGCAGAGAAACAACGCAATTGGGTGGAGATACAAAGGAAAAAACATGGCATGGTATGATAGATTTTTAGGAATAGATAGAGAGGAAAAAGAAAATCCTGCTCAGTATATTATTTCTAGAGACCAAGGACTAACAGTAGATACTCGTGAAAATACTCTAAGTTATAGAAATGCTTATGAGACATTAGAAATAGTAAACAGAGGTGTCAACATGATAGTGGACGATACTGCTGAAATACCTTATGATGTCGGAACAAAGATAGAAGGAATAAATCCTATTAAGAAAAGTCTACGAAGAACAAGAGTAGAATTATTACTTAATCAGGAGCCTAATCCATTTCAAGATGTAAGTACATTTAAAAGAAATCTGATAATTGACTTATTGATTGATGGAAACATCTTTGTATACTTTGATGGTGCACATCTGTACCATCTTCCAGCAGAGCATGTAACTATCGAGACAGACGAGAATACATATATTAAGAAATTTGTGTATGACCACTCGGTAGACTACAGTCCATCAGAAATAATTCATATTAAAGAAAACAGTTTTAACTCCATTTATCGTGGAGTTCCAAGACTAAAACCAGCACACAGAACTATGATGCTTATGCAGAATATGAGAAAGTTCCAAGATAACTTTTTCAAGAATGGAGCTGTACCTGGTTTAGTCTTAAAATCACCTAACACTCTTTCTGAGAAAATTAAAGAAAGAATGTTACAGGCGTGGGTTGCTAGATATAACCCGCAGTCAGGTGGCAGAAGACCATTGTTTTTAGACGGTGGTTTAGAGGTTGAAGACTTAACAGAAATCAACTTTAAGAACTTAGATTTTCAAGATGGTATTGCAGCCAATGAAAAGATAATACTTAAAGCGTTAGGTATTCCACCAATTTTGATGGATAGCGGTAATAATGCAAACATTAGACCAAACCATCGATTATATTATTTAGAAACCATACTACCTATAGTAAATAAAATAGCGTATGCTTTCGAGAGATATTTCGGTTTCAAACTTGATGAAAATGTATCAGGAATACCTGCTCTACAACCAGAGTTAAGAGACCAGGCAAGTTACTATGCCACACTTGTAAACACAGGTATTATGACACCGAATGAAGCAAGGGAGGCACTAAGATTTGAAACAATCGAAGGATTTGATACACCAAGAGTTCCTGCAAATATCGCAGGTTCAGCCGCAAATCCCGAAGAAGGTGGGCGACCAGTCGAGACGCCACCAAGCGAGGAAGAATAATGACAAAAGATATGATGATAAAGGCTTTATCCGAGTTCATTGCCAGCAAAGGCGTTGAAACTATGGATTTAAAGACTTACAAAAGTTTTGGCAACGAAGTACCTGTTAAGGACTATCTTTTAAAAAGATACTGGGGTTCCTGGAATAGAGTACTAGGAGTTGTTAGAAAAAGATATCCTGTC